GTCATAATGCTTAGAAATAAATGGGTTCCTGTCCGACCTGATATGTGGAAAGACCAGTACGACTGTACTGTTTCCGTAGGTATCGGGAATGGCAATAGGGATCAACAGCTTATGCACCTCACAACTATGTTACAGTTTGCTGGGGATGCAATGCGTGGTGGCTTAAAGATTATCAATGAGCAGAACATGTACAACATGGGAGCAGCACTCATAAAGAATATGGGCTTCCAGAATGTTGATGATTTTCTTACTGATCCATCTTCGGTACCACCACAGCCTGATCCAAGGGAACAAATGGAACAGGCAGAACTACAATTAAAACAGAAAGAACTAGAGATTAAAGCTGCTGACATACAAGTTAAACAAATGAAAATCCAACAGGACGCTGCCGAAGCACAGGTCGACGCGCAACTTAAAGTTGCAGAGTTAAATCTGGAAGCACAACAAGGCAGAGGTGTAGCACTTGGATAAAGAACTTAGAGAAGCAAAAGCAAAAAATTTACTTTCTGACGAACTATTTAATGAAGCGTTCACTACGCTTGAAACAGATATCAAAGATACTTGGTACAGAACAAGTCTCAGTGATACCGAAGCCAGGGAGCAAGCCTGGCTATCCTTACGCCTTCTTGAGCGGATACGTCTACATCTAACCAGTATTATAGAATCTGGCGATATGGCGAGGAAACTTGGGAAACATCAATTATAGGAGCATAAAATGGCGGATAATCAAACGAATCCCCACGTTGTCGAACAACATCCTGTTACAGGTCCAGCTAGTATTGGAGCAGCGCAGGAAGCAATTCTTGGATTACTGAACTCAGAAGAGCAACCAGACCAAGAGGAGCAACCGTCTGAAGAAACTCAAGACGTAGAGGCATCTGAAGAAACAACAGAAGAGGAACCTGAGGTTGAAGAAGTTGAAGAAACCGAAGAGGAAGAATCGGAAGATGTTGACGATGATGAATCTGAAGAATCCGAGGAAGAAGAAGTTGAAGATGAGGACGAGTCGGAATCCACGGTCTATACTGTAAAAGTAAACGGACAAGATGTGGAAGTCACCGAAGACGAACTCATAAAAGGCTACTCTCGCCAACAGGATTATACTCAAAAAACGCAACAATTAGCTGAATATAAAAGACAACTTGACGGTGCTGCACAACAGTACCAGCAAGAACTAGCTAATACTCAGCAGGTGCGTGCTCAATACGTTGACGCACTAGCTACAGCTATTGAAGGTAACTATGGACATCTTCAGCAGTTTGCTAATGTTGACTGGGAACGGCTTAAAACCGAAGACCGTGAAGAATATCTGACCAAGCGCGACGAGTATCGTCAAGCACAGGAACAGATCGAAGGGTTGAAGGCACAAGCTAGTCACGCTCAACAGCAGCAACAGCAAGAGATGCAAGTTCAACACCAGCAGTTGTTACAGGAAGAACATGCCAAGATGGTAAGTATCTTACCAGAATGGAATGATCCTGATACACAGAGAGCGATAGCAAAAACTATTTCAGAGTTCGCCTTAACTAAAGGTTATACTCAGGAAGAACTATCGCAGTTGGTGGACCACCGCTCTATACTTGTTCTTATGCAAGCTAAGGCTTATGAAGACATGACTCGGAAACAGCATGAGGTTCGTGCTAAGAAGGTCAAGAATAAGCCGAAGGTTGTGAAGACAAAAGCTAAGCGGGAGAAAGCTGAAGTAAGCAAGGGCAAACGTAAAGCAAAACTCAAACGTCTTCAGTCTACAGGCCACGTCGATGACGCAGCTTCGTTACTGGAAGATTTACTTAAATCCTAATAAGGAGAAACAATAATGGCAATTGCTACGAATACGTCACTGACGTATAGTTCCGTTGCGATTCGTGAAGCCTTATCTGACGTGATCTACAATATCGCGCCTATGGATACGCCCTTTATGTCAGGTTGCTCTAAGCAGACCATTGACAATACGTTCTTTGAGTGGCAAGTCGACTCGATTACTGCTGGTGCAGCTAACCGAAAGATTGAAGGCGATGACTCTATCGCTGCCACGGCAAGGGTGCTTCCTACGCGACTAGGAAATTACGCGCAAATAAGTCAGTACGTGAATCAAACTTCAGGAACTGATGAAGTTGTAAACTATGCCGGACACGGCAAACACCAGGCTTACCAGTTGGCTAAAAATGGCAAGCGCATGAAACGCGACATGGAAGTCATGTTGCTTCAGAACATCGTAAGAAGTGCTGGCAGCGCAACTGCTGCTCGCGCATCTGCTGGTGTTCCTGCGTGGCTCGCTACCAACTACGTGTCGATGAATCCGACATCGGGTTCCCCGGCTGCTGGTGCAACAGGTACGACTGCGATGACAGAATCTACTGCTACTGCTTCTATTACGGAAGCTGGCATTAAGAATGTCATCAAAGACACCTATGAAGCTGGTGGTGCTGCAGATTTAATTCTGTGTCCGCCCACCATTAAACAGGCTATTTCCGACCTAGCACAGTCCGTATCATCTCTTAGAACTGAAACTAAGGGTGATGCACCTGCGCACGTTGTGGCAGCTGTCGATGTATATGTTTCCGATTTCGGTACATATCGCATCGTTGCTGACCGTAACATGCACAGTTCAGAGCATGTCTTCTTCTTAGACATGGACTTCTGGGCTATTGGTTGGCTACGGCCTTTCCAGACTGTCGAACTTGCGAAGACAGGCGATTCTATCAAGCAGCTATTGGTTGCTGAGTATGGCCTCATCTCCAAGAACGAGAAGTCAAGCGGAATCCTCGCGGATTGTGCTGCATAAGTAGGTATTTAAAGGGGGTGGGGAAACCTACCCCCTACCTATGAGAGAACTCGAAACAAACTGTCCTAATATAAAGGACGAGTACGGCGGGAAAGTAGTCTTTCCATTTGGTCCGTGTATTTATCAGAACTTTATTTCTGAGGAACTGAGGAAATCTCTTCTAAAAGAAGGGAGTAGAATCAGAAACAAGGATCACGACTATAATAAAAAGCTGGCCGGTAATATGTATTTCGGTGGCTCTTATAATTATGGTAATGATTATATAGTAGAGGTATTTCCTGAGTTTCTCAAGATTCTTTTTCAGTGGTTCGACTTTATGGTCTACCATTATGATGGTGGTCGCATAAATTTCGCACCGGGGAAAGAAGATTTAGAAGTCAATTTAGATACTCTCTGGATAAATTATCAGAGAAAGTACGATCATAATCCACCTCATCAGCATCATGGTATAGTTTCTTTTGTTGTCTACTTAGATGTACCGGAAAAGATATTTGATGAACAGGCTGATTCTAATGTCCAAGATGCTGGTCACATAGTGTTTAAATATGGGGAGTCTATAAGCCCACTTAGTGTAAGTATGTGGAATGTTACTCCTCAGAATGGTTTAGTATTGATGTTTCCCGCTACCTTAGATCATATGGTTCATCCATTCTGGGTAGACGAGGAACGTATCAGTGTATCTGGAAACTTTACTTTAACTGACAGGATTGTACTAAGTCAAAACGGAGCGTAAATGAGAAATACAGACAAGGAACTTGAAAAAGCTGCTAGTAAAATGCTAAAGGGTACAGCACCTAAATCTAAAAAAGCACCTACCCCTAAAGGAAAAGGTGGTAAATTTGTTAGCGCAAAAGAACCTACTGATGCAATGGGCTGGTTGAAGAAGGCCTACATTGATAACGATCCTAAAGACGGCGCACCTAAAGTCGGGGATATAGGTTATGTCTAAGAAAACAGTTCTTGATTATAATGGTTACAGAAGGACTGACTTGCATATTGATGAGGCTGATGACAAGTTTACAGTCAATACTGTGCAGGATGCTCAACCTATTATAGATGAGAATAAAAGAAGGTACAATGAATATGGTGATAAGCTGTCCGTTGGCAAGCGCGGAGAGTGGCACCATGCAGCCTCTATTCCCTTTAATATATGGGAACAGTGGATGAAGGATACGAATGGGGCTATTGAAAAAGACTCCAAGTTGCTTGCCAGGTATCTGAACGATCCTGACAATAAGTATTTTAAAGTAGCACCAACAAATATCTAAAGGTATAAATCATGTATAGACGAAGCGATGACGGTAGTTTTAACCGATGGGACGTACAGAGCGTTGTAACAGTAGGTTCTTCCGCTGCTGCCACGAATGTCACGTCTGCGAAAATCCTGGGTGTTCATACAGATGGGGAGATTTACTTTAACTTCTCTTCCTCTTCAAGCGCATCTGTTAGTACAGCAAATGATCTGAAACTAGCTGCTGGCCTTACATTTATTAACGTGCCTAAGTTTTCTGGCTCTGGTGTATCGCAGTATATGCACCACCAGAGAGTAGGCAGTTCTAATGTAAGCATGAGGCTTGTTCACGTCTAATGGCGATTAGCACGTTTGCACAGTTAAAAACTGCTGCAGCCAACTGGTTAGACAGAAGCGATCTAACTGACAGGATACCAGAATTTATAGCACTGGCTGAAGCCCGGTTCAACCGGATTCTTCGGATCAGAGCTATGGAAACTGTATCTACTGCTATTACCACTACTGCTGGTACTAGGGAATACAACCTGCCTACTGGGTATGTGCAGATGAGAGAGTTTCATCTTACAACTGATCCTTTAACTTCTCTGGCGTATATAACTCCAGAGATGATGTCCAGACTATGGGCTGGCAGTGGTACTGGTAAACCCCAGGTATATACAATTATAGGGGAAAAGGTAAGGTTAGGTCCGAGTCCGGGCGATGCGTATACAACTTCCATGTTGTATTATAAGACATTTGATGCTTTAAGTGATGACAATACAACCAGTACAATGCTGACTAACAATCCAGATATATACTTGTATGGTGTACTATTGGAGGCGGAACCCTTCCTGATGAACGATCAGCGAGTCCAACTATGGGCGACTGCGTTCAGACAGGCGATAGCAGATGTACAAGACCAAGATAATAAAGACCGTCATTCTGGTTCTGAAATGAGAGTGATGAATACCGGTGGATATCCCTAAGAGGTAATTACAATGTTAAATAATTTTGCATCAACACAACAGGGTGGATCAGGTACAGTAACCACCACTACAATTCTTGACGGTACGATTGCTAATGCAGATGTAGCATCTGATGCAGCCATTGATGTCAGTAAAATTAATCTCGGTAACACTTTGGAGATGGAGACTTCTTCTGGCGACCAGATATTTGAAATGGATAATAATGCTTCCAATTCTTCAAATTTCCAAATTAATAATGGCGCAGGCAATGCTAGGGCTGATTTCTATTTAGATGGCAGTGCCATTCTTACACTGAAAAATCAAATGGTAGGGATTGGTGATACCAGCCCTTCATACGCCCTTGATGTCAATAACACTGGCAGATTTACGAGCGACCTTATAGTTGGTGGAAACCTAACAGTAGGTGACGGTGGAGCAGAGGATCAGAAGGTTGTCTTTGATGGTAATGCCCAAGACTTCTATGTTGGTCTTGATGACTCCGCTGATGATCTGGTCATAGGACTGGGTTCTACTGTCGGCACAACTCCTGCAATATCCATCAACTCAGATAGGGATGTAACGATATCGGATGGGGCAATTGATTTTGATGTTGCTTCACACGATGGTACGAATGGACTAAAACTTGGTGGTGCATTAGTTACATCTTCTGCTACTGAACTTAATCTGCTTGACGGAGTTTCGAGTCTTGGTACTGGCGATGCAAGTGGTCCTGGTTCAGCCACAGATAATGCTATCGCACGATTCGATGGCACTGGTGGTAAAACACTACAGAATAGTTCTACTACTATTGATGACAACGGTGATATAGTTGTTGGTGGAACAACGCCAACTATTACCATAGGTGATGGCGGTGCTGAAGATTCAATGCTGGCCTTTGACGGAAACGCACTGGACTTTCACATTTCACTTGATGACTCAGCCGATGATTTAGTTATTGGAACAGGAACTACTGCTGGCACAGCTACCTTAGTATCTATTAATGGCGATGGAACAGAAACAATATTCGCGCAGCCGAAAGTTACTATAGGCGATGCTACAGCAGAAGATACTATGCTTGCATTCGATGGCAACGCTTTAGACTTTCATATATCCCTTGACGACTCTGCTGATGACCTGGTTATCGGTACGGGTACGACTGCTGGTAGTAATACCTTAATCTCCATTAATGGTGACGGATCAGAAACTAAGTTTAATCAACCTAAAGTAACGATTGGTGACGCAACTGCTGAAGATACTTATATTATCTTTGATGGCAATGCGCAGGACTTCCGTATTGGACTGGATGATGGCACTGACAAACTAGAGATTGGCGGTGGCGCAGCACACGGAACAGCAGCTGGAATATCAATGGATGTTAATGGTGATATGACATTAGGTGGCGGAATCGCTTGTGCCGATGAGGTTATCGGAAGACCAAGATTTACGGATTATTCTGAAACTGTGAATGCTTTAGGCACTAAAACTGCTGCGTTTGACATTGATGTCGAAGCTGGTAATGTTCAAACTCTTACCATGTCTGGTGGAGGTACTTTTAATATTGGACTTGTTAATGCTCTAAGTTCTCATTCTAATTCAGTAACTATTTTAGGAACTAACTTAGGAAGTTGTACTGCAACTGTACTAGCCGGGGCAAATGGTGGCGGTGGTAATGCAGTCCATTGGGCTGGTGGTGGAGACACAACTAATAATTTATGCACCTCTTCTGGCGTTGACGTGGTAACATTCACTACCTTCGATGGTGGAACTAATTGGTACGGTTTTGTTGCTGGTAAGGCATTTGGCAATTCATAAGTAGGGGATAAAAGAATGGCAAAAGAAACTGCAACATACATCAGTCAATTAGTAGCAACTAACCCCGTTGCTTCTGATTCTGTATCAGTTGGCGACGATCATCTTAGGATGTTGAAGACTGTTCTGAAGACGCAGTTCAGTGGTCTTACAGGAACAACTGCTATTGCTTCATCTGAAGCAGAGTTAAATATCTTAGATGGGGTTACTGCCACAGCAGCAGAATTAAACTACCTTGATATAACTACTCTTGGTACTTCAGCGGATTCTAAGGCACTTACTCAAGCATCTGGTGTAGTTACAATTGCTGGCGATGTTGTTGTTAGTGGAACAACTCCTAAAGTAACAATAGGCGATGCTGGGGCTGAAGATACAACTCTTCTGTTTGATGGCAATGCAAAAGACTTCTATGTAGCATTAGACGACAGTGCTGATAAATTAGTTATAGGCGAAGGTTCTACTGTTGGCACGAATAGTATTTTAACTATTACTGATGATACGGTAACCTTGGGTGATGGGGCTGCTGTCGATACGGCAATTGTATTTGACGGCAATGCTAAAGATTTTCACATAGCTTTAGATGATAGTGCTGATAAACTGGTTATTGGCGAAGGCTCTACTGTTGGAACAAATGAAATACTAACCATAACCGATGATACGGTTACTATTGGTGATGGTGCAGCGGTTGATACCTATTTAAACTTTGACGGTAATGCTGTTGACTATCGTATAGGTCTTGACGATGGTACGGATAAATTAGAGATTGGGGCTGGAGTTGCACACGGCACTACTGCTGCGATAGCTATTGATTCAGCAGCCGATATGGTTTTAGGTGGTTATATTGACTTCCAAGATGAACAGGCTATAAGGCCAGAAATAAAGGACTATGCTGAGACAGTAAATGCAATTGGTGGGACAGGTGGTGGTACACAAGACATTGATTTAACGGCTGGTAATGTTGTAACAGCAACGGTTGATACAAGTACAAATACTTTTACCTTTTCAAATCCATCTGCTACTGGTAAATGCTGTTCGTTTACGCTGATACTTACTAATGGTGGAAGCCAAACAGTAAATTGGCCTAGTTCTGTTGACTGGGAAGGTGGTACTGCACCTACACTGACATCAAGCGGTGTCGATATACTTAGTTTTATGACTGTGGATGCGGGAACTAGATGGTATGGTTTTCATTCAACAGATATGAAATAATGATGAGGATAATACTATGCCACTAGGAGCATTTAAAGCTGCATTAATGGGAACCGCTGGAGTATCTACAGCAGATGTAGTTCTGCTTTCGTCGCAGACTGCTTCCAACTCTGCATCAATAACATTTACAGGTTTGATGACATCAACCTACGGTGAATATATTTTCAAATTTTATAATATAAATCCTGCTACGGATGGAGTACATTTTTCATTTCAAGTTAATGCCACAGATGGTGCTGATTATAACGACTCTGCTATTACGTCATCGTTTTTTCGCGCAGTTCAGGAACAAGACGCCAATCCAGCGGAATTAGCATATATTACTAATTCAGATTTAGCACAGTCAGCCAGTTTTCAAATGTTGACTCCAAGTGGGACAACTGGTAATGGTTCTGATGAATCTTTAGCAGGTGAATTGCATATATTTAATCCAGCATCAACAACTTATGTGAAGCATTTTTATGCAAGAACGAGTTCCTACTATAGCAACCACCCTACTGTTGAAGGAATCATGGATAGTTTTGCAGGGGGATACATAAACGATACTACAGCAATAGATGATATTCAATTCAAAATTAATTCGGGGAACTTCGATGGCACAATAAAAATGTGGGGAGTAAAGTAAAATGGCAATGACACTGATAACAACTAATACATCGTCAAATGCTGCCAGTTCATCTTTTACTTCCAGCATAGACAGCACTTATAAACTTTATATCTTT